TTGTTGCTCTTTACTACTCTTTAATAATATCATAACTATGAACGAAAGTATATAGTAAGTTTATAAAAGTTGGGGGAATTTTTCCCCCAATTGTTGGCAATTATAGAACTGGATATTTTGCTTTTTTAGCAAAGTTGATTGCGCCTTTTTCTGTTTTATATGTTTTCAAATATTCGCCTTCAAGATTGTAATCAAGAACATCTTCATCAGCTATAAATTTATGAAGGTAAACATCATAAACATCTTTTTCAGTTTCAGAATCAGTTTCTTCAGCAATTTCAATATAAGCCAGTTGACTTAATTCATTTACTAGTTCTTCATTTTCTTCATCAATTTCAAACTTTGCATTTTTTCTTTCCATCGCTTGCGCAAATTTCATAAGAGTAACTTCGCTGAATCTATCAGTATGAGTTAAGCCTTCTTGGTCTGTAATTGCTACTGTAAAAAATTTATCTCCGCAAAATTCATCATATCCAATAATTTTAAAAGTGTTTTTCATTTTCTTTTCCCCATTTCGTTTTTTTGTTTGTTTGGTGTTCCTTAACTCTATAACTTATTATAGCACCACTATGAACAAAAGTATATAGTTATTTTAAAATAGTTGGGGGAATTTTTCCCCCAATTAAACCCAATCTTCTATACCTTTAGAAATGCTTTGCATATGGTTTGGCAAGTCCAATTCAATTGCCAGTTTGTTCGCTTCTCCATGAGCATGAGCCAAGCTTTTTGCATGAATAATATGAATATCTTTTTTTCCTTGATATGAAAATGTTACTTCAAAAGTTGTTGTCATTTTATTTCCCCTTTTCTAATTGTTCTACCATTGCAATAGAAGCTTCATTTCTTGTTTTTGCTTTTACTGTATCGCCTTTAATTGTTTTGCCAATCCATTCTTTGCCATGCCTTCTAGCCGTTCCAATATGTTCAGATTGATAAAGCTTAGTTACTGAATTATATGAATGTAATTCGCTAACATAATAAAAATCGCCAAATTTTCGATACTCAAATTTCATTTTTTCCAATCCCTTCAGGAAGGGGCAAAGCCCCCTTTATAATTTTGTGTAGCCGTTTTTCTCCATGAATTTTTCAGCGCCTTTTAAGGTTTTGAAGTCTTTGCTTTTTACTGCCGTTACTGCCGTAAATAAGCCTTCGTTACTTTCCATGATGCAACCCTTATTCCCGCCTTTTTTATAATCAATGAAATTTTTCATTTATCTTTTCCCCCGCTGATTTTAATTTTTGTTGCAATGCCTTTTGTCTATTCGCATTGTCTAGCCCTTGTTGGGGCTTGTTGCTTGGTGTTCCTTAACTCTATAACTTATTATAGCACCACTATGAACAAAAGTATATAGTTATTTTATAAAAGTTTATAAAAAAATAAAAAAAAGCGTTCAGCCCCGTTGCAACAATCCCGTTGCCCTCTGTGGATACAATCCATAGGATAAGAACGCCTTTTTTTATTTGCTCCATTTATAATTTGCCCATTCTACTTACTAATAAACATTTGAACCCAATGATTACCGCTTTGACAATATCCAACCCCAATATGAGTATAATCAGGCTTTAAAATATTTTCTCTATGCCCTTGGGAATTCATCCAAGCTTGCATAACTTCTTGGGGCGTTCTTTGCCCTTGGGCTATGTTTTCGCCCGCACTTCTATAATTAATACCGAACTGTTTCATCATTTCAAATGGGCTTCCATAAGTAGGGCTTTGATGCGAAAAATATCCCTTTTGCGCCATATCGCAAGCTTTAGTTCTTGCAACTCTTTGCAATTCCCAATCCATCTGAAGGGGCTTCAACCCTTGATTTTGTCGTTGCTGATTTACAAGATTTAATACTTCAGATTCAACGCCTTTTGTTTGGTCTATATTAGGAATATTGATTTTTTGATTAGGATAAATTAAATCAGGATTAGGAAGCTGACTATTCGCCTGAATGATTTCTTTTACGCCTATTTGGTACTTAACCGCTATCTTCCATAGGGTATCATTAGGCTTTACAATATAAGTATCATTACCTTGGGCAAAAGCGCCTGAAGGCAATAATGCGCCAATTAAAAGGGCGCCAATCAATATTTTTTTGAACATCTTGCAATTCCTCCTTTAATTTTCGATTCGCCTTTATTTTGCGCAAAAAATAAAAAAGGAACCGTTCCAAGGGTTCCTTTTCGGAGGTTTCACAATGGGTTGAAATTACATAGATGCAATCGCTAACCATAGTTTTTAACAATTAGCCCGTTTTATTCAATTGTAGCCATTGAATAGGTTGCGGAATAGAAGCATTATTTTTTTGTATTTTAAAGCGAATACTAGGCTTGCAAGAACTAGTTCTTGGTTCGGTTTTTAAGCCCATTAAATAGCGCAACTATGTAAATATATTGTTGGGCGAAAAGAATCTTTTTATCTATGCCAAATTTATCAAGGGGGTTTTATTTTGTGGAATAATATCTTTAATGCTTACTGGAATGATTTCAAGGCTCATTCAAAAGAAGAAATTTTAATTCAAATATTAAGCATCGTTTTTATTTTAATTATAGGCGTTGTTGCAATAAAAATTATAGGCAAGAAAAGCATCTCGCAAATGACTTTAGTAAATGTTTTATTTGTTTTTGTTCTTTCAAGTACCTTGGGGGCGCTCATAACTAAACCGCATAGAATCATTATTGCTCTAATTGTCGTTGCAACCATCGTTACTTTTGTTTTGATTCTTGAAAAGTTAAGCGTAAAAACAAATTCTTTAGAACGGCTCTTTGTAAGCTTTCCATCTGTTATATATCAAGATAATCAATATCAAATCAATGAGTTATCAAAAAACAATTTAACCGTTGACCAAATTGAATCATCAGTAAGGGCAAAAGGCATATCTTCAGTTGAAGCTTGTAAAACAATTGTACTTGAACCAACTGGGGCAATTTCAGTTGAAGTTAAGCCTGAATATGAGCCAATCAAGAAAATATATTTTGATAAAGCCGTTGAACAAATTTTAAAAGCAATCAATGAAAAACAAGCTTATCAAGAAGCCATTCCTGATATAAAGAAAAATCTTTTTGAAGAAGCAAGCAAGGGCTTCAATCAAGGCAATGTTAATAGTAAACTTGATTAAATAAAAAAAAAACCGCCCAATTAAGGGCGGTTCTTTTTGAGATGAATCCACATAGCCAAACAACAATTTTTCAAGCCAATTACTTATATTTTGAGCCTATTCATATTTTATATACGGTTCATAGCCTTCTTTTATTAAAAGTTTTTCAAGGTCTTCAGCGTTATCCTTATCTTCAAAAGCCCCAACTTGAACTTTAAAAAGCCCATCTTGTATAAATACAAAAGAACGATAACCCCTAGCCCGTAATTCTTTTGAAAGAATATCAGCATTTATTTCATTTTTAAAAGCGCCAACTTGAACTTTATATAATCGTTCCCTAATTGGCTTTTTTGTTGGTTGCTCTTTTGGTTGCTCTAATTGCTGAAGCCCCAAGAATTTCACAATGCCCATAATATGCCCATTGGCTATTTTTTGCCTAAAACTTGAACTTTTTAAAAGTTTGGCATCTGAAGCATTTGATAAAAATAAATTTTCAGTAAGAACGGCTTTCATGTTTGATTCTCGCAACATATGAAAATTTGCTCGCTTTTTCCCTCGCTCTTCAACTTCTGCGCCTATTTCTCGCATAATTTCAGCGTGTAAAACATTTTGAAAAGCAACCGTTCCTGAAGATACATTTCCACTATAAATAAACGATTCAAACCCCTTGGCGCTCTTTTCCTTGGCGCTATTATCATGAATGCTAATTAATACATCAGCCCGCCAATCGTTCGCAATATCGGTTCTTTCATCAAGTGTAAGAAATTTATCTTTTTCACGACTTAATAAAACTTGGGCATCTTTATAATTTAATAACCCGTTTTTAATTCGCATCGCAATATCAAGAACAACATCTTTTTCATGCAAATCGTTGCCCATGGCGCCAAAATCCTTGCCCCCATGCCCTACATCAATAAAAATTCTTGGCATCTTATCAAGCCCCTTTCCATGGTCTTTTAATATGCTATGAAGTTAATTATTTCTTATGCCTATTGTCTTGCTTCTCTTTTTGGGCTTTCATTCTATCCATCTTAATTGCTTCTGAAGTTGTTTTAATCCCGCTATAAAGCCCGCTCGAACTCAAACCGTAAATAATCCCCGTAAATATAATATTGCTCCAATCATGCCCAAAATCTTCGCCAAAAAGAAAAGCTAAAAGAATTCCAAGCCCAACCGCCAAGAAGGGCGCAAATCTATCTTGAATCCAAGTTGTCATTTTGAACATCTGAACCAAGGCAACGATAATTGGAATGATTGCCGTTCCTGATAAAACCGCATTTGATAATATATCATTCATTTTGCAAAAACTCCTTTTATTTTTGGTTTATAGCATTCTTGATTAGCTGAAGAAAAGTAAGCTTTTCTTCTCCAAAAGTTGCATTAATCGTATATTCGCCTTCATCATAAATTTCTTCAATTCCCGTAATCATGGCATTCATTGAAATTTGCAAGCCCTTGAATAATTCCCTTGATTGAATGGTTACTATATCGCCAATAACCCAATCTTTTTTATATGTTGTCATCGTGTTTTCATTGTTGATTATTTCAGCCGTAAAGCTTTCAACATGGGGGCGCTTGTTTAATTCGCTTCGCCCTTCAGAAATGGCTTCATTTTGTGTTTTTTTACTTGTATCAATAATGATTTCTTTACGATTAAAAGAAATGGTTGCGCCATGTTCTGTATTGCCTACGGGAACATTATTTTCAAGTTCAGCCCCTTCAGCTTTCCAAATCATATAAACAACATTGCGCCATTCTTTTATTGAATACTCATAATTAGCATTTTTAATATTGCCAAACTCTTCACTAAAAACAACGGGGGGCAATATTACTTGGTCTATATGTTTATGGGTTCCATAATTACAATCAAATTCAAACCCGCTATAATCTTCTTTGATTTTGATATTCCACCCAATAGGGTAATTTGCTTCTTGCCCAAACATTTTTGAAATAGTAACAACCGCATCGCCCATATAACCCGTATCCCAATCAACTGAAAAATCAATTATATCGCCAAAATCAAAAGCTTTATTTGGTTTTATAGATAACATATTTTTTGTTTTAGTTGAATTATGAAAATATCTGTCGGGGTCTCTAGTTTGTGTTATAAGATTATCAGATACAAGCCAAACCATAATTTGAGATTGTTTTTTTGCTACCCAAGGATTTCCACCAACCCCGCCACTATCGCTAGGGTGACAAATCCTATAATTCAACATTCCCTTTAAAGGTATCAAGGTAAAATTCCAAAATTCATCATCAAGGCTCGTAACCATATCTTCAACAATTAAAGCTTTATCAAGTTGGTTATTTATTACCAAGATGCGCCCAATGCCCATTTCTTCAACCCCTTGGGCGCCCTTACCTATTGTTAATTCACTTGTTATTATTTCATGCCAAGAAGTTCTATGAGTTAAGCTTTTGACCGCATCAATTGCGCCCCGCCAAACTAAATCCGTATCAAAAATATTTATTTGAAGCTTCATGATTTCACCTATTTCAGAACTGTTATTTCAAGCTTTGAAGCAAATGAACTAACCCCGTTGAACTTCCCATGATTTTCATTGGTTGCGCTTTGCCCTCTTAATGCAATTCCACCTATTGCGGTTCTTTTATCAGCCAATGTTATTTGGGTAGGGTTCAAGGTTATCCAGTAACCGCCCACTTTATTATTGTCAATATGAAATTCTTTTAAATCGCCCCAATCCGCATTGGTTTTTCCATCCCAATTGCCTGAAGGCTCCGAACCATAAGAATGTTTACCAATCTGAATATCAGGGGAACCATTTGTTGTAGTTTCATAACAATTGATTAAAAGTTTGGCTCTTACTACATTTCCAAAATCGCCTGAACCAATGAAAGCTTGGATTGCGTTTTTATCAAATCCCAACATTCCTTTATAATCCGTTGTTGAACCCGTTAAGATATTTCCCTTCCAAACGCCATCATCAAGGCGAACGCCATCGCCCCTGAAGCCTTGGCTCCATGTTGCCGTAAATGTTGCAGTTTGTTCTGCTACCATTGGATAATTATCATACCAAGCCGAACCATCGCAATGTTTAACCCTTCCATCTGTCCAAGCTGAACCATTGCATTTTTTAGCAAGCGAATTTGTCCAAGCTGAACCATTGCATTTTTTTAATACTCCTTTTGCCATGATTTAAGCCCCCCTTAATCCGTTTGAATCCAAACCCGTTTAGCACTATAAGGCGGTTGTGCGGGTGTAAGGGCAATTGAATAATCTCCTACTTGCAAATAAACGCCATTATCTCTTACAAAATAAGTAACAACATTTTCAAGCCCGTCAATATGGTCTTGTTTATGTCTATGATTATTAGGAACCGCCCCGCCCTGATAACGCTTATCTATAACGCCCGTAATAACTCCATTTGTAACATTGGCATCGTAAATGGGCAATTCATATAATGCGGGCGTTTGAATAGGCGTTCTATCAGATTTAACAATCAAAGATACGCTTCTTGCATTATCAGCATCAAGCCTTAAAACAATTTGCCCTGAATAAGTACCACTCGGAACCGTTAAAATTTCATTTCCAGTTACTTCAACAAAATGCCCTTCAATGATTGCTTTACCTTCATAAATAGTTGTGTAATTGGTTCCCCCAATATCAAAGCCAAATCGCCCGCCTTGGGTTTCTCTAATTAAAAAACCAGTTTCAAAACCTATACCAAAAGCCGTTGCAAAATCTTTTGCCGAATAGGGTCTATCACTATTTACCGAATCATAAAAATAAGAGTTTAAAGCCATCTTTTCACCTCTATAAAGTTACATATAAATTTCTATAAATAAATTGAATTGAAGCTTCATTTGAAGCTGAAGAATCAGTAAAATCAATTTCATTTGCACCTTTAATTAAATTGAAAAAGGTTGAAGCAAAATCAAGCTTGTTGAAAACATTTTGCCCATTTAATTCAACTTTTTTTCTTCCAAAAGTAGTATCAATAATTAATTCATCGCCCGCAACCATTGTTAAATCTTTAAAGCCTATAAATTCGCCAGTTGTTAAGTTTTGAATCATTGGATTAATACAAGCCCCTCTTATCCGAATAATAACGGGCGCTTCAACTTGCCCTTGATTGGTTGCAACATTTGCGGGAATGATTTCCCCAAGAATTACGGGGCTAGTTGTGGACATTGTAAAAGGTAAATTAAATAAAGGGGTAACTCCTTGAAAAGATTCAAAAATAGATTGTTCAGAATACCAAAAAGGGTTATTTGCTTCATAAATCAATTTCACTTTTTGCCAATCTTTATTTCTGTTTTCAAATCCAATTGGGAAATTTGGGGCGCTGATAAAAGTTACATCTCTTAAAAAAACATCGCCCGTATTTAAAATAACTTTTAAAGTTACAACCCCATTTAAAGGGTTACAAACTGAAGTTATTGCTTTTCTTCTACATAAAATTTCATGCGGGGTTCTATTAAAAGTTGGAATAATAAAATCAAGTTCACCTTCAAACGATTCCATAAATGCATTGACAAAGCTATTACCATGCTGATTCCAACTTTTAATACTTACCATGTTGGCTTCTTCGCCCCCTTGCAAGGGAAAGTTTTCAATACGATAACCATCAATGCTTACCATTCTATTATTTTTATCTAAAATCTGAAGTTGTTTGATTTTTAACATATCGCACCCCCTACCACATCAACGACATTTTATTTACAGTTCTATTAAATACTTTGTTAGCTTCTCTCACATCAAGGGCTTTTGGTGAATGTAAATTAACAGTTAAAGGCGCTCTATATTTATCATACTGATAAGCAAAATCAGCGTTTGGATTACCAGTTAAAGCTTGCCCCTCTAGTTCAGGCGCTAAAAGCTTTCCAATCCCCTTTAGGGCGCTATTCATTTCTTTTGGTAAATGAGTAAGCCAATCATTCATATAATCGCCATCGTCACGAATCGCATTAAAGTATTTATTTAAAATATCATCGCCCGCATCAGGAAGAAAAGCTTCAAAAGTTTTTATTACTTGCTCCGCTAATTGGTTAGCCGTATTTCCAACTTTTCCCGCAAATGAACCAACTGAAGTTACAACTTCGCTTGCCAATCCCGTTGCTGACTTTCCAACAATACCTTTTGAACGGTCAATTCCAATAGCCAAACCTTCGCCCACATCTTTACCAATTTTCATTGTTACCCTTGAAGGGCTTTTTGAATCTAGGGCTTTTTTGATTTTTTTAGAAATATTTGAAGCAATTTCAGTTGCTTTTCTATATAATTCAGTTGCTTTTGCCGTTATCCCGTTAATTAATCCTGAAATTATGTCTTTACCTATTTGCTTCAAGTCAATGCCTTCAAAGAAGCCTTCAACTTTGCCCCAAATCTCTTTTATCTTTGTCCATATTTCTTGCATCTTTTCAGCAACGGCTTTTCTCATATTAGAAAATGCTTCAGAAACAGTTTTATTTAATGCTCTTCCCTTTTCCTGAATGGTTCCCCAATTTTTATATAGGGCAACGCCAATTGCAATTAAAGCAACGATTATTGCAATAACTAAAGTTATAGGAGAAGTCAAAACCGCCATAACACCCGCTAAAGTAATTCCACTTGCTGAAGCCAAGGCAAAAGCTGAAGTTACTGCTAAAGCTATTCCAATTAAGATGCCAAGAACTGTTACAATTGCAACAATCGTTCCCGCTAATACTGGATTTTGAGAAGCCCAATTTGCTATAACCGTTACAAATTGCGCAACCATTGTAAATAAAGGGGCTAGGGCTTCATTCATTGCGGTCAAAGCATTATTCAAAGCAACTTGGGGGCTTGCATCAATTTTTTTAGTTGCTTCAGCTAAATTATTGGTTCCTTCAGTTAAGGCAATTTGATTATCTTTTGCGCCAATAATCGTATCTGTTATATTCTTTCCTTGCTCTTCCCACATCGTGCCAAATAGCTTCGTTCCAAGCTCATTGCGCTTCGTTTCATCTTCAACTTGGGATAAAGCAAGCGCAACATCAAACATGGCATCTTTTCCTTTTTGCCCGCCTTCAGCCATCGCTTGCCCCCAAGCCTGAACTTGTTGGGCGCTTATATTGGTTCCCGCCAAACTATCAGCAACGGCTTTTGGTACTTCAGCCCCAAATTCAGCTAAAAGAATTCTTCCTTCTTTTAGCCCATCCATTAAGTTATCAATATTCCAAGATTTTGTTTGAATCCCTGAAGCAAAAACGCCTTGAATCTCTTCAGCCGTATAGCCCGCCCTTGATAGTTGGCTTCCGTATTCGCTTATAATATCAAGTTGTTCAGGGGGAAAGCCCATATCTAATAGGGTTTTAGTCATGCCAAGCGCTTCTTCTTGGCTCATATTTAACCCTTTTGTCATTTCATTAGTTTCTTGAATGAGTTCATTAAAATCTATATCTTGATAGGCTTTTTGAATAACGCCCGCATATTTAACAATTTTCGCATTTTCTTTATCTGATACATCAGCATTTAACTGAAATTGCTTCCTAACCCCTGATAAAGCTTCTTGGGCATCAATCCCATAGGCTTCAACGCTCTTAATCGAATCATAAACCGTTTGTTTTGCTTCAGGGGGAATATTCATTGATACATCAATTTGGGCTTTTAAATCGCCCATTTCAAGCGACTTGCCAACTATTTCACTAATACCAAGCCCCGCACCAATCCCGCCAATTGCACCTTCTAAACCGCCTAATTTATTTCCAAGCTTATCAATTGCGCCTTCAGCATCGCCCGCATCGCTTGAAAGCTTTTGAAGTTCTTTTCTTATCTCTTTTATTGAAGCTTCGCCTGAATCCAATTTATTTAAAGCTTGGCGAATTTCATCAACATCAACTGAAGCACCAAGCGCATCTTTTCCAACTAATCTAAAAGCCTTTTGCAAATCTCGGCTTGAAGCCGTTCCATTTTGTATGCTTCTTACAAGCCTATTTCCAAGAACATCAGCATAATCTTCAAGTGTTTTATTTTGGGTTTGAAATAACTGATTTAATTGCTTTGTATTATTCCCAACTTCATCTTGTTCATCTTTTAAATCAGCTAAAGCATTTTCAGTATGGCGCAAAAATTGTTGTGTATCTTGTAATTCACGTTGAAAGGCTCTATATTGTTCTTCTTTAATATCGCCCTTTTCAAATTGCGCTTGAACTTGGGCTTCAGCTTCTTTTAATTGCTTCAGCTTCTTATTTGTGTTTTCAATTTGGTCATTTAAAAGGTTCTGTTTTTGTGCCATTAATTCAGCATTGTTAGGGTCGAATTTCAAAAGGCGTTGAACATCTTTTAATTCACTTTGCAAGCTTCGACTAGTTTGGTTTACCCCTTTTAGGGCTTTGTCTAATCCTACCGTATCCCCGCCAATTTCAACCGTTATTCCCTTAATTCGTTCAGCCATTTCTTCACCTCCTAATTTTAGAAGTTATCAAAATCAGCTTGCGTTGCTTTTCTTACTCTTTTCTTTTTTGGGTTGTGGGCTTCAATCCATTCTTGGACATAATCAAGGCAATTTCCAATGCTCATAATCTCCAAATCAGGCAAAGTTAATTGCGCTTGATAACAAATAACTTGAAACATCTCGGTTGTTATTGGTTCGCTATCGCCTTCAGTTACTTTTTTTTTGTCGTTTGAATTGAAGCAAGAAGCATATCTTGCAATTCTGGGATAATTTCAGCCATTGGGAATTCATCAAATTGTTCTAACCATGCAATAGGTTCAGGTATGGTTGAATCAGCCGTTTTTGCCATAATCCAAGCCAAGTTATAAAAAACCTCAAAGTCTAAAACTTCAAGGTCTTTTGCCGTTACATCTTGTTTTTTCTTCTTTGATAATGCTTCAAGGGGCGCCATTTTTAAAATCTCTTTGAAATAATCTTGCCCAAATTGGGCTTTATACCTCAAAGGGGTTGCCCCATTCGTTTTGAATCTAATTTCTTTGCCATCAATTGTTATTGTCTTTTCCATGTAATCAATCCTTTTTTAAACTACTGCGGGTAAATAAACATTTGTATACCAAGCATTATAAACTCCATCAGGCGTTTCAGGCGTTGTTGAACGCTTAACAACTCCATCTTCAGGGCGTGGCGCTGAAATTAAAGCCAATTCTTGCGTTTGTGGCTCCGCTGATTCGCTTTTAGTTGCTGAAGTCAATGAAGGGCGGGTTACTGTGCAATAATATAAGCAATGGCGAACCGCTTTTAAATCTCCATCAAATTCAAACATAAAAGCAATTTTTTTTGTTTTTGTTTCAACTGATTCAGTTAAAACATTATCAGTACCTTCAAGGGTTTCCCCTAATACATCGGTTCTGAATTCTTGCGGGATATTGGCAACTGTTAAAGTTGTTTCATAACCTTGATTGGTTGAAGTTGTGTAATATAAAATATCATCAGCGTAAAAATCAGTTGTTTCCCCTCTAGGTTCAAGCGATATTTCAACGGCTCCTTTTAATGCAACGGGCGTTGAATAAGTAATTGCCCCGCCTTCTCCTTCAGTAATGATTGAATAATGCGCATTTCGTAAACCAAAAACAACTTTGTTATCAGCCATTTAAAATAACCTCACTTCATATATTTTTTGATATATCTGCTCTGAATCAATAAAAGTTTCACTTGTATAAAAGGGCAATTCATTTTCATTTAAAAGTTCTTCAACGATTGCTTCAGCTTCTAAATCTTTTCGCTTTGTATATAGTTCAATTTGCGCATTCTGAACTTGTTTATACACTTGATTATCAGCGTATAAATTTGAAGAATAAGTTACCAAGTAAGCAATAAAAGGGGGGCTTGGCAATGGCTCATTTTCAGATTCTACAAAATGCGAATAAGCAACGGGAAAGCCCGTTGCTTCAAGAATTAAATGAAGTTCTTGCAAGTTCATTCTTTTACCGCCTTTTTAACTCGCTTTAAAAAATCTTTAACCGCTTTTTCTTCATTGGGGCGAATATGAATTCTTGGGCTAGTTCGCCCGCCATCTTTGTTTATATGCCCATGTTCTAGCAAATGGGTTAGTTGATAATCAGTTTTATTGTAAATGATATTGCTCTTCTTAAACTTTTTGATGCGCCAACCTTTTTGATATGAGCCAGTTTGTTCAGGGCTATCTTTTGTTACATCGCTTTTAAATTCTTTTGATACTTCATTTTTTGCAATATTAATATCTTCAGCAACATCATAAGCATAGGCTTTAAGCGCTTTTTCAATTTCGCCCGCAATCCCTTTTATTTTAGTCACCTTGTTTTTCCTCACAATACAATTCTATAAAGCCATCTTTTCGCCCAAAAGTTTTATAAATGCTATATTTTTTCGCCTGATATTCAACATATTTTTCATAGCCATATGAATCAGCATCAATAATAAGCATCATATCAGGCTTATGCCCCGCTGAACCCGCTGAATTGAATTCAGCCCTTGTTATTGAAAGCTTTGAACAAAAAACCATATAGCTTTTTTCAGCCAAGATTGCTTGCCCTAAATCATCTTTACTTGAAAAAGTTTGAATCAAATTACATACATCATCTAAAGAAATAAATTGCGGGTTCCCAATCGCTGATTTAAGAAATGCCATTTTGTTTTGCAATCCTCTCTTCAATGATTCTATTGCGCAACCTTGTTTGAATGTTGTTAGCAAGGGGCAAATCTTCTTGGCGCTTGCGATAAACCCAAGCGCTATAATCACTTACTAACATTTGGTCACTTGCGCTATTTAAATCTAATTTAATTCCCCTTTTTTCAATTTCTCCAATGGTTCCTTTAATTAATTGAATAAAAAAGGCATCCCGCAAATTATGCTGAATGCCTAAATCAAGTTTTAAAAGGTTTATAATAGTATCCATTTATTGCCCTTCTTGATTTTTCGCCTTTGCTTTTGGTGCCTTTGTTGGTTCTTGATTCGCTTCAATGTTATAGCCTGATACTGAACTTTTAATATGTTGTTCCAATTCAGCTTGCCCGCTCTGAACATTGGATTGTTTAATGTTTTGAACTTCTTGATTTTGCTGAAGCCCTTGCGCATTTTGGGCAACTTCGCCCGCCTTAACCGCTTCAGTATGATTATTTTGGGCTTCACTTATGCCAGTTTGTTTTGCTTGTTGATTTAAAGATTGTTCAGCTTGAAGGGCATCTTTTAATTTTACAACTTTACCATTAACAACTGTTTTTGGTTCATGGTCTAAAGTTTGACCCATTGAACTTGCATTCATTTGTTGTTGGCTAGTAATTGAAGGCGTTGCTTTTTGTCCTGCTTGTTTCAATTTCTCATTAATGTTGTTTTCGTTTGTCATTTTAACCGCTCCTTTTTTTATAAAGATTGAATTGCCCATTCTAAATATACAAGGGCTTTTTCTAAATCCTTTTTCCCGCCTTTTAAGCGATACCTTGAAACATACTTGATTACATTGCCCAAACAAAAGCCAATGAATTCTTCAGGGGTTAGAATCTCTCTTATATAATCAATTGTTTCAATCGCCCCTGAATTGTAATGACTAGGGTGAATGATTTCAGATTCATCATTTTGCATTTTTTCACCTTCAGAGGCCGTTTTCAGACTATTCTAATAACGGCTGCCTAATTAGATTGCGGGTGTAATTGTAATTAAAGCAAAAGCTTCAGGCTTTGTTGGCTTACCATCAAAGCGCCCTTTACCTCTAAACGCCATTTGGTCTTCAACGAATCGAACGTGTTCAGAATTGTCAATAGCAATATTTTCACGTTCAACAAGCGTATATTGTTCAAACTCTCCAAATAAAACTTCATCGTTCGCCATCGCATTATTAAAAGTTACTGGAATTCCAAGAATATCAGGACGTGTTAAATTAGGAAGCGTTCCAACATATTCGCCATTCCCATTTAAATTAATGCTAAGTTCAAGAAAATGAGCGTAATACGTTGAACGCTTCATAACCGCTCTAATTTCGCCAACTGAATCAAGCCCCGTATCAATTAAACCAATAGGCTTTACAAATTCAGCCATTGGCGAACCTTCAGGAACATCAACTCTGTTTCCTACTGGAATAGAAGGAAGAATTCCAGTTGGTTGTTTACCCGCTGAACCCGTACCATTCAAAATAGCAATATCAAGCGCAAGGGCAATGGCTCTAGCAATTTTCTTTGAAACATATTCATCAAGGTTAATAACTGAATCTTGAAGAAGATAATTATCAACAAAAGTTACTTTACCAACTTTGAAGCCAT